GACAAGAGCGGTCATTACGTGCCGCACAGCGAGGCGACCAAACAGCTACTGAGAGAGAAGAACACGGGGATACCAGCACACCCCGGAGGCAGTCGAGAAGATCCGCGCGGCGAGCACGGGGCGTACGCTGTCCGCAGAAGCCAAGGCCAAGGTCAGCGCCGCGCACAAGGGGCAGGTGGTCTCCGCAGAGCAGCGCGAGCAGATCAGCCGGACGTTGCGAGGAAACGTCAATGCAAGCGGGAAGCGCAGTGAGCAGGCCCTGGAGAACATCAGGCGCGGCCAACGCGAGCGCCGGGCTAGAGAGCGGGGGTGATGCCAAGCTATGCCAACAGGCCCAGGATTCAAGCTCAAAGGTGGCGGCCAGGTTGTCGAGCTGCCCGACCTAGCGCCGAAGGGTAGTGAGACTTTCGGTGGACGTCGTGCCTTGATGGGAGCAGAGATCGGAACCCAGTTCGATTGGGGACAACGCCTCTTCGCATATTATTGACGGAGACGGAGATGTGTTCGATTACGGCCAGTGGACGAGCCGGGACATGAAGACCATGTTCGCGCGCAACGGGCTGTGCGCGGCCATCGCCGCCGCCCTCACCCTGCCGGTACGCGGCGCCCCCATCAAGATCGACCCGGCGAAGGGCGACACCGGGGAGGCCGAGTTCATCGAGTCGGTGCTGCTGTCCCCCGACGAGGACGGCGGGATGCGGACGCCGATCACCGAGCTGATCGGGCAGATCACCAGCGCGCAGATCTACCGCCGGGCGTTTTTCGAGAAGGTCTACAAGATCCGCGACGCGGACGAGAAGATCATCTACGACAAGATCGCCTACCGGCCGCCCGCCACCTGCCAGGCGCGGTTCAACGACCGCACCAGCGAGCCGAACGGCTTCAGGCAGCAGGTCTGGCTGTTCGGCGGCAACCTGATGCTGGCCAAGAACCAGAAGGTGCCCGGCTACGTTGACGTGCCCCGGATGCGCAGCTACATCTACACGCACGGCAAGTGGCAGGAGCCGCTGACCGGCGTGTCGGAGATGGAAGTCTCCTACTGGTGCCACCAGACCCAGATGAAGCTGCTGTACCTCTGGTACCACTTCCTGGAGAACCAGGCGCTGCCCCGCACGGTGGTCTACGGCGAGGACCAGCCGGAGGCCAACCAGCGCGCCGACGACATCGCGGCGCTCAAGTCGAGCGGCGTGGTGGGCCTCACCCGCCCGGCCGACGGGTCCAAGGCGTTCGAGACGATCGAGTCCGGCGGCAACGCGGGCGAGTTCTTCGCCGGCGCGATGACGTTCCTGGAGAACTGGATGACCAGCTCCGTGCTGGCCGGTTTCCTCCAGCTGACCGGCGCGGTCGCCAAGGGCCGCAGCGGCGGCGGCTCCAGCAGCAGCGGCGGGTCCAACGCCATGTCGCAGGACCAGTCGTCCTACTACCTGAAGTCGCGGACGGGCATCGCCACCGAGATGGCCGACTCCATCTCGCACGACATCGTCCGGCCGCTGATCGTGCTCAACTTCGGCAGCCGGGCGGCGTTCCCCAAGTTCACGTTCGGCCAGATCCAGGACGAGTCGTCCCAGGCTCTGCTCACACTGTTCGGGCAGATCGTCGCCGCCCCGGCCATGAACATCCCCATCCCGGTGTTCGACCTGATCACCGAGCGGATGGCGGGCATCCTCGGCCTCGACCCGGACGCGGTGAAGACCGCCCTGGTCAGCACCGCCAACCAGCGGGCGGACCAGCTGGCGGGCAACCCGCCCCCCGGCATGCCGCCGGAGGCGGCCGGGCAGCTGGGCGCGCTCCAGGGCCTGGCCAGCGCCGCGCACGGCATCGCGACCCAGGCCGCGCCCGGCGGCGTGAAGCCGCCCCCGCCCCCCGGGGCCGTGGCGCGCAACCCGGTGAAAGGCCCGCTGACCAAGCCGCCGCCGATGGTCCCGCCGCCCGGCAAGATGGCGTGACCCCCGTGCCGTGACCCCCCTGGCCCGTGCCATGATGTGGATCTTTACCCACACTCTTGGCACGGCAAGGAGCGCTGGTGAACCCTGCCTGGGTCACCGCCCTGATCGCGCTGGTGACGCTGCTCGGCGCGCTGGCTGCCTGGGGGCTGCGCTGGAGCTGGCGGCTGGCGACGCGCATCGCCCGGTTCCTCGACGACTTCTTCGGCGACCCCGGCGTGCCCGACGTGCGCCCGGCCCGGCCCGGCGTCATGCAACGGCTGGCGCAGCTGGAGTCGGGCATGCAGGACGTCCACGACCAGGTGCACATGAACAACGGGCACTCGATGAGGGACACTGTTATGCGTACGGAGCATATGGTCGCGCAACTCCAGACCACGGTTGACGGCCTCGCGGGGAAACCGAAGCGCAGTTAGATCATTTGAGAATGCCGGGTGCCTGGTGCGCGCACGCGTGGTCATCGCAGTCTTCCTGGGGCTGGTCATCATCGCCACCGTCGGCAACCTCTGGGCGACGTACCTGCTGAACGAGCACTTCACGCGGCAGCAGCAGCAGACCAGCCAGCAGGTGGACGCCAAGCTGTGCGCCTCGTTCGGGAAGCTGGCCGCGCTGAAGCCGCCCGGCGGCGCGGCGGCCTCCAAGCCGGCCGGGCTGTACGAGCAGCGCCAGCACGACATCCTCGCCGGGCTCGGCGTCGACATCGGGTGCAAGGAGTAGGAGGCCGGTTCTCTGTCCGAGAACCGGCCTCTGAGCTTGGTAGCGGGGGCAGGATTTGAACCTACGACCTCTGGGTTATGAGCCCAGCGAGCTACCGAACTGCTCCACCCCGCGTCGTGAGCACCACTCTACGGGGTCGTCCCGGGAGGGAGAGATGATCAGTTAATGTCATCATCTCCTCAGCCGCCGCCCCCGCAGCCTGCGGGCGACGGCGGCGCGGTCGCGACGGTGGCGGGCGTCCTGCTCACCGCGACGACGGTGGACGCCGCCCTCGCCGCGCTGGCCGGGGCCGGGGCTGGCGCGCTGTATGGCGGGCTGACGCTCAAGTCCAAGGTGGAGCGGCTGGCCTGGCGGGGGGCGCTCGGCATCGTCATGAGCCACCCGCCCGGCCAGGAGGGGTTCCACGGCGCGGCGGGCCGGAACGTCGCCCGGGTCAACCTGATGCGCCGCGCCCAGTTCACCGTGAGCGCCGCGAAGCGGCTGTCCCAGGACATCTCGCGCGGGATCTCCACGCTGCAACCGGTCGCGACCGCGCTGAACGCGGGCCTCCAGCGGGAGAGGCGGTTCTACGGCCAGCACCTGCTCGCCATCTGGAACCGGCAGAAGGCCGGCAGCCAGGCAGACAGCGCAGCGATGACGCACGGCGACCTGCTCGGGTGGCACACTGTCATCGACGGCAGGACGAGCGCGGAATGCAGGCAGGCAGACGGACGGAACTTCTACGTCGGCGAGATGCCGAAGATCGGCTACCCCGGCATGGTGCACCCGCACTGCCGCTGCTGGCCCGGCAAGCCGTTCCGCGACGGGGACCTGCTCGACGCGTACTGAGGGGAGGCGACGTGGACCCGGCGGTCATCGTCACCCTGGTCATCTCGGTGGCCGGCGTCATCTTCGCCTCGATCACCGCGCCGCTCATCCTCGCGCACCGCACCGAGCGGATGCACCGGGAGGACATGCTGTCGGACTACCAGCGGCAGGACGCGGTGGCCAAGGCGGCGAAGGAGGCGTCGGACGTCGCGCACAAGGTGGGCATGGCCACCGTCACCAAGCTGGACAAGGCCAACGTGAAACTTGACGTCATCCACGGGCTGGTCAACTCCACCCTGTCCGCCGCGCTCCAGTCCGAGCTGGACGCGCTCACCACCAGCCTGGCGATGATGCGCGAGGTGGTGGCGCTGAAGACCCACCCCGGGCAGGAGCCGGCGGCCGAGGCGCTGATCGCCATCGACGACACCGAGGCGAAGATCGCCGAGCTGCGCGCCACCCTGGCGGACCGGCTCCAGCAGGCGGAGTCGATCGCCAGCCGCGCGGCGCTGGCCGCCGCCGCCATGACCGCCGCCACCCGGGAGGCGCAGGACGCGGCGGTGGAGTCATGATGCCGTCGCCCGCGCCGCCGCACCGCCCGTCCATCGTCGCCGACCGGGCGGTCTCCATCCTGGTGGTCGGCACCCTGGCGCTGTTCCTCGGCCTGGTCGGCCTGTGCATATACCTGGTGGCGCGGGTCGATGACGTGGCCGGCGGCAACCGCGTCGCGCAGGACGACGCGAAGGCCGCCACGATCGCGTCCTGCCAGCAGTCCAACGCCAACAGGTCCGAGGACATGCGCCTCTGGACGGCCGTGCTGGCGCTGCCCCCGGGCGCGACCGCCGCGCAGAAGGCCCAGGCCGCCCGCGACCTGGCGCTGGCGCACAAGGCGTTCGCCCTGCGCGACTGCTCCACCTCGGGAGGCTAGATCAGATGACGATCGACCAGAAGCTGGAAGCGGAGTACACGCAGCGCGCGGCGGCGAAGGGCGGCAAGGTGGCTGGCGTGCACCAGGCAGTCAGGAACGAGATCGCCAGCCGGGGCGTCCCCGCGCAGCAGCACGCGAGCGCGCCGCGCCGCGCCGTCGAGCTGGCGGCGACGCACAGCGGGTACCGGCCGCCGATCGGGAAGCCCGGCAAGTGGCAGCCGCTCGGCCCGATGAAGGCCGCCACCAAGACGTCGATGCACAAGCTGGCCGGGCAGCTGAAGGACCGGCACCCCGGCATCGGCACGCACCAGCACGTCACCGACGCCGCGCACGCGCTGGACCGGGGCGATCACGACGCCGCCATCAGGCACCTGAACGCGGGCATCGCCAACCTCACCCCTCAGTCGCTGCTCCGGCACGGGTTCACCAACGACGCCGACCACATCCAGGCGAAGATCAGCATGGACGACATCCACCGACACCTGCTGCTGGTGAAGGACATCCAGGAGAGCGCCGCCCGCAACCAGGAGCTGGTGAAGGCCCAGGTCCCGGCGACGCAGGAGGATGAGATCCGGTCGCCCGCCAAGCCGCCCGGCGCGCAGCAACCCCCCGCTGCCGCGCCGGGCTCCAATCCGCCGCCCGCCCCCGGCCAGCCGGCGAAGCAGCCCCCGCCCGCGCCCGGCACCGCCGGCCCCGCGCCGGCCCCGCAGGTGGCGAGCGCCCCGCAGCCGGGCACCGGGGGCAAGCCGCCGCCCAAGGCGGTGGCGGCCAGCAACGGCGAGGTCACCACGGCGGTCGAGCTGGTCGGCCCCGGCGGGTTCGCGCACGGCTGGCAGCGGCAGACGCCGAGCGCCGGCGACCACGACAAGGCCGCCCGGCTGCACGCGCGGGCGGCGGCCAGCGCCAAGAACCCGCTGACGAAGGCGGCGCACCTGCGGATGGCGATCGTCCACCAGAACATCGCGGGGGACCTGCGGGCGGCGAGCGCCGCGCAGCCGCCGCAGCGGGCGGACGGCGTGACGGTCGCGGCGGGGCAGCCCGGCGCGGGCGGGCGCGTCGGCCAGGAGCTGGCCGGCCTGGCGACCGACCAGATCGACCTGGCGGCGCTGCGGGCGCAGAACCCGAGTGCGTACACCTTCGCCGAGCCGGTGGAGCTGTCGGGGAAGACGGGGGCGCTGGCCACCGTGCCGCACCCGTTCGGCAAGCCGGGCGGCCCCGGCCTCTGGCACCAGAAGGGCATGGAGCTGCCGCCGTACGTGCAGAACATCGCGCACGCGATCCTGCGCACCGGCCGGGCGAAGACGCTCGGCGAGGCCATCGCCATCGCCAAGGGGGCCACCAGCCGCTGGGCGAAGGGCGGCGGCGACGTGAAGCCGGAGGTGCGGGCGGCGTCGGCCGCCACCAACGCCGACTGGGAGGCCAAGCGCGCACGTGCGCACGCACATGCGAACGCAGGGGACCATGCACGTGCGATCGTCGAGTTGGCCGGCCGGCGATGACAACGATCACCGAGCAGCTGGACCTGGCGTTCAACCCGTTCGAGAAGCGCGGGAAGCACGGCGAGTGGGGCGCTGGCGCGGAGCTGAAGGCGCACGACACCGCCAGCGCCACGGCCAAGCGCGACGCCGCCCTGCACCGCCACGACGAGCCGCCGGAGCTGAACCCGCCGGTCACAGACGCGAAAGAGTTCTGGGGCAGCCTGTCTGACACCGACGCCGCCGCGCTCACGGACTACATCGGCCAGGACGGCTCGGCCGCGATCAACGGGGCGCTGCGGGCCGGGAAGATGCCCGGCGTGGGGAAGGCCGAGCCGTCAGACGCGGACATGCTCACCCAGCTTCTCGACCCGTCGGCCTCGTCGTCATCGGCGCAGACGATCGACCGGTCGGCCGAGGTGCCCGTGCTGGACCGGATCATCGCGTCGCACACGGTGACCAAGACGACGACGATGTACCGGGGGATGGCCATGTCGCCGGCGCTGGCCGCGCAGCTGAAGCCGGGGGCGGTGTTCACGGACAAAGGGTTCACGTCCACGTCGGGCAGCTTGAAGTGGGCGCAGGAATTCGCGCATATGCGCGTCAGCGGGGACGACCCGATGCTGGGCGACGTGCCCGCCCTGGGCGGCAAGCCGGCCGTCATGAACATCACCGTGCCCGCCGGGTCGCACATGGCCCCCGGTGACATCAGCATCAAGGAGTACATCCTGCCGAGGGGCGGCAGCTACCGGGTGGACTCGATCTCGCCGGACGGCGGCACGTACAACCTGACAGCGCTCTTGCCGACGCCGCAGCAGATGATCGCCGGCGCGACCCCGGACAACGCGGTGGACGTCATGCGCCAGCTGATCGCCGGCGGGATGGCCCCGAAAGCCGCCGGGGACGCGGTGGCGGCGCAGCTCACGCGCCAAGGCAAGGCCGGGCAGACGATGCAGAACGTGAAAGCGCAGGGCTTCGCCAATGACGGCACGCCGACGACGGGCCGCAAGGACGCCGCCCGCGCGGCCCGCCTGGCGTGGGCCGAGGGCGAGATCGAGGTGCAGCCGGCGAGCGAGAGCCTGAGCATATCCGCGCAGGCCGCCCTGGCGGGGACGATCACCGGGCAGCTGGACCTGTCGGCTATCCACGGGCACCACATCCCCGGCACCGCGTACACCTACCGGCACGGCTTCCAGCTGCTGGTCCCCGGCACCGGGGGCAAGAAGGTCAGGTTCGGGCAGCAGTTCAACGACAAGTACCCGGAGTGGATGGTCGACCGGGACAAGGAGGAGAAGAAGGCGAAGGAAGACGCGCACGCGGACGCCCACCACGCGGACGTATTCGTCAAGGCGTCGGTCGAGCGAACGACCAAGGAGCGGTACGAGGAAGCGCCG